ATTTTGGTGGTGTAAAGTCTGTCGTGGCTGGAACGTTCACAATTCAATGGCACACTAACGGAATTATTACTTTAGCATAAGGTTAAAACTAAACCATGGCTGACTGGGTTGGTATAAATAGTACTCACTACGATAGTAGTTGTGGCGACGACGGTGCTGGACTAACTGTAGAAGCGGCACTTAATGGCACAAGTAGATGGTCACATGTTACCGACGAGAATCATTGGTTTATTATTGACTTAGGTGAGTCTTACCATATTACAAAAGTCAGAGGTCGTTCTTGGACTTCGGCTGACCCTATTGATGTAGATATATTTATCTCGGATGATAAAGGTGATTTTGGTGTGGCAGTTGCTACGGGTGTTAGCACATGGGCAAGTTGTAGCGATCGTGCATGGGTTGAGGTAGACACTACAGATAAGTCTGGGCGGTATGTTAAAGTAGAAATCGTTGATACAGAAAATGCGAGTAGGCAACTTGTTTTTGGCCAAATCGCTCCTTTTTCAATTTTTGACGTTTATGGTACACCGCTTAACCTAACTGTTGAGCCTGACACTTTAGCATTAACCATAACTCTTGAAACACCAACAGTTTTTGATGCTGTAATAATTACCCCAGATGCTTTAGCATTAACCCTAACTCTTGAATCTACTGTTACTTTTAGACTAGATCATACAATAACACCGAGTACTTTAGCTATTGTAGTTGCTCTTAAAGAATCAATTCAAGGTCCGACTATACAAACGATAACGCCTTCAACTTTGGCTGTTGTGTCTGCTCTTTTAACTTCTGTTCCAGCCTCCGGATTTCCAACAATGACTCCGGCTATGCATGCAATAATAGTTGACCGCTATGATGGTGGGGCTTGGTTATGGTTAGTAAAAATCTCAATTCCGGGGTATGAAGACTTAAATTACGCACGTAACACGGCAGACGTGATATACTGTGGTGTTACCTATTCAAAACATAACTTTGATGTAGGACTAACAGCGTTAAACAGTGATGGTTCAATACCGCGTGTGATGTTGCGTGTTTCAAAAGATATGGCTTTTACGTTAGAAACCAGACTCAACGCTACTGAGGGTGGTTATGGCGGAACTATTAAGATAATAAGAACACATGAAGATTTTTTGACAACATTTATCACTGAATTAGAACAAGTAGTTGAAATATTAACGTCCGAAAGTGATGAAAAAGACATAACTATAACTTGTGGACCACCGTCACCGTTACTTAGAAAGATTCCATTAAGACGGTATTCAAGTAAATTGTGTCCATTTGCTTTACCGGGTTTGTTTAGAGGTCCAGAGTGTCAATACACTGGCGTTTACAATACTTGTACTGGAAGTTTAACTGATTGTGTTACAAGAGGTAATCAAGTTCATTGGGGTGGCGAAATTGGTCTTGATCCCAACGTAACCATTATATAGGATATTTAATGATATTTGAATCCATACTGGCTGTAGCAGGTGCAATAACCTTTTGGGCGGTTGTTTGGTTTTTTACTAAGATAGCAATTGTAGCTGGTTTAAGCTATTTAGGTGGAAGATTATTAGCAAAAGACCCACCGGATTCGCATCAAAGAACAGGAATGGCCGGACGTGCATGGAGTAGACTTACTACTCAATCCGAGGATTTAGCAAGACCACGTGCATATGGACAAAATCAGCATGGTGGTAACATCATTACTAAATGGACCGACGTTGCTTCAAATAGGGAAGTTCTTTATGTGTTGTTAGATCATGGCGATGGTCCCACGGTTGGTATTGGTTCTAATAATGTTTATATTAATGATCAATTATCAAGTAATTATGGTTCAGTTGTTGTTCAGGAACGTCTCGGAACTATGGACCAGACAGTAATGACTGGTTTTGAAAAAACCAAACTTGAATACAACATTGATAATGAGTTAATATATAATACAGCACAAACATTTACTACTCCAAATGATTTCTTTGATGACCTAGAATGGACTATTTGTTGGCCTAATGGTTTAATAAAATTCCATAAGGATGGTAAACACCATGCAGTATCTGTTGGACTTAAGGTTGAAATATCAGTCAAGGACGCAGCTTCGTGGACAACTATATTCAATACAACAATTTCTGGTGAAACTTTTGAACCAAAATTCGTCAGGTATCTAGCTTCCGATTACACAACTATCACAAAAGGTGTTCAGTATGATTTAAAATTTACTAGATCAACTGATTCCGGAGAACGTGACACCGTTAATATGCACCTAAAAAGTATTCGTGAAGTTGTTAGTATAGCGTTTCAACATCCCGGTAAAGCTCTTGTTGGTATTAAAGCTATAGCCACAGAACAATTAAGCGGTCGTATTAATATTAAAACAATTCGTCAAGATAGAATCATAAATGTTTATAATGGTTCGTCATGGACACTTCAATACAGCACTAATAGAGCATGGATTGTATGGGATATTTTAACTCAGCCAGTAATAATCGGAAACGGTATTGGTACACCGTATAGTATCGCACGTTACGACGGAATGGACACAAAATACCTAGACTTAGTGTTCTTTTACGCTTGGGCACAATTTTGTGAAACTGAAATTTTGTCTGGTATTGGTGTTGAAACGGAGGATAGGTGTGCTTGCAACGTTATAATCAGAGAATTTACCAACGTTTTTACAGCAGCAACTGAATTAGCAACAGCCGGTCGTGCCAACATTTATTGGAAGGGTTCAATACTTACTGGCTGGATTGATAACACTAACACAACCGTAACAGATTTAGTGACAATGGATAGCATAGTCAGGGATTCGTGGAGAAATGTTTGGGCCATTGTTCCGGAATTGGCCGGTGTTGTTGAAGTTTTATTTCAAGATGCAAAAATTGGATATGAGGATATTCGCGTCCAAAGGGGAGACGCTGACGCGGGCGGTTGGAGAAATATTGTAAGTGTTGAAGGTGTTGGTATCACTTCACGCGGGATAGCAATACATTATGCCAATTATCTTTTAACAAGAAATAAGCTAATACGTAATATAAACAAATTCAAAGTACATACGGATGGTTTTCGTTATGAATTGGGTGACGTAATAAGGTTACAAAGCCGACCGGTTAATTGGGGTACTGCTTTTAAGGTAGTTAGTGCAACTGCAGACACTATAACTGTTGATAGAAACGCGGCATCAGAAGTATCAGTTGGCGATGTAATTCATATACGAACTTACGATACTTTAACCAGTCAAGTTGTAACGGACACTTACACTGTTGGCTCTATTGGTGCTGTAGGTGTAGGAAATACAATTACTGCAACGGCGTCATTTGATGTGGCTCCCGTTGTTGGTAATCTAGTTGCTGTCGGTGCGTCCAGCGACATTAAGTTAAGACGTATTATAGAATTAGAACCAACAATGGATAATTTTTTTGAGGTAACTGTTGAGACTTACGATGCCACCTTATATGATGCTGACGATTTAGACCCAAGTGATCCAAACGCAGCTTATACGTGGCCCGGTCCTACTCCCCCAGATACAAACATAACTAAAAAAGATATTGAAAATTACGTTAATAGAACAATAACCCCAGAAGCCGATATTAATGTTCCAATTCCATCAAATTTAACATGGGCTGGTAGTGGTGGTGACACGGCCACATGGTCAAAAACGGATGGTGATTACGATATTACTTTTGCATATGCTGGAACTACAAACATTATTGCGGCTGATAGTACAACCGATAAGTACATTTATTGGGATCCGGCAAGTCCGACAGTATTTTCTCATTCCGACGTTTTAGCCGTTGCTATTGGTGGTGGCGATCATTGGATGGTTTGTATTAATGAAGCCGGAGTTTTAAGTACAGTAACTCCACAACAGATTATTCACGGCGGTTTAATTCAAGCCGGTACAATTACTGCTGGTTATGCTCAAATTGCCGATGCTACAATAAGCACATTAAAAATTATAGATCACGCTGTTATTGATGGTGCTGATGCTTATGTTGCTTCTGCTCAAGCCGTAGCTGGGGCAGAAGACGTAGTGGCCACAGTTGCTTATGAAACAACTGGAGCCAGAGCTTTTGTTCAGTTTTCTTGTATGATAATGGCCACTGGTGGTACAGGTACTTTTACTTTCATAGTTTATAGAGATGCTACTGCAATATATACAAGTGCTGTGTTCGGTGCGTATACCGGCGTAAACACTAACGTTGCATTCAATATTTCGAACACTCCTGCTGCTGGCTCATATACATGGGAGGTTAGAGTTGCTGCAAGTGGTGATAGGACAGCAAATGTAATAAACAGGTCAATACATGTTCACGAGTTCAAAAAATGAAAAATTTTATTAGATATGATGCGATTGGAAAGATTCTATCGACAGGCACTTGTCAAGATCATATGATTCAAATACAAGCTAAATCTGGTGAGTTTGTTTTGGAGGGTGAGGCTGATGATGCTAAACAAAAGATTATCGATGGTAAAGTCGTAAATAAAACGGAGGAGGAGATTGACGCTGAAAAACCGCCAGTTATTCCAGAATCAGAACATTTTGCTAATGTAACCAATAAAGATTGGGATAGTTTGTTAAAACGAATTGAAAATTTGGAGAAACTAAATGGCTAGATTGAATGGTAACTTGAAATGGGTAGCACTAGCAGCGACAGTCATTGGTTTAGTTGTATTGTTTGCTGATAAGGTATGGTATACTAGCGGTGTTAACGCCAAACTTAATACAAATTCTACCGAAGATGAAAAAATACACCCCACAGTGTTAGAAAATGAAAAAGAAATAATTGGTGTTAAAAAAGACGTTGAACAGAACACCAAAAGAATAGCAGAGTTTATAACCGAACAAAAAATTCAAACTGGT